GTTATGCGCAAAAAGAATTCATATATTTAGCCTAAACAAGCCCTTTCACTTAAATAAAGAATGGCATCCGATGATGCATTTTTTAAAATTAGACCCACAAAACGTAGCAATCCAGAGGCGAGAACAACCTTAGATTCTTTACATAGTGTTCGTGTAAATACTCTATTAGATCGTAAAAAGTCCGTTGATATATTAAAAAAAGAGATGATCATGTTAGAGGAACAGTGTCGTGAAATAAAAGATGAAGTGAAATATGAGCAATATCAAAAGAAGATTCGTGATATGGAAAATGAGATTAAGAAGAGAAATGATGGAAATGAGTTTTACGACTATTTTTTGAACACAGGTGATATCATATATGAATATTATGAAATGCAAGAAAAGATTCATAAAGGGGAAGAACTCAATATGAAACGTATGGCAAATAAAGCCAAACCTGGGTCTGTTTTAGCAGCCCTAGAATCTGCAGCGGCTACAGATAATATTCAGAAAGTTGTCACTACTCCATCAGGGACTATGCAAGGTCGTGATAAACTTTTGGAGCAGTATTTGTTAAAAGTACATCCTGAACATGTAAGGGGAGTAAGTGAAGTCGATAATGATGCATATGGAGAGTGCGAAGAGTGTAAAGCTGAAATGACGTTCAGTGCAAATGAAGCAATGTTTACATGTATGAAATGTGGATTTCAGGAGTTTGTATTAGTTGATTCAGATAAACCTAGTTATAAAGATCCTCCAAGGGAGGTCAGTTATTACGCATATAAGCGTATTAACCATTTTAATGAATGGCTAGCACAGTTTCAAGCCAAGGAAAGCACCGAGATTCCACAAGAGGTATATGAAGCTATTTGTGCCGAACTCAAAAAGGAACGTATTATGGATTATCGAAATCTATCACGCCAAAAAGTGCGCGAGATTCTAAAAAAGTTGAAATATAATAAATATTATGAGCATGTGCCGCATATTATAAATCGATTGAATGGTCAGAATGCGCCTGTAATGAATCGTGAGATTGAAGAAAAGTTGCGATATATGTTTAAAGAAATTCAACCGGCCTTCCAGAAAAACTGCCCCAAAGATCGCAGCAATTTTCTATCATACTCCTATGTACTCTATAAGTTTTGTGAATTGCTGGAACTTGACGAATATCTGTCATCGTTTCCATTGCTCAAAAATCGTGATAAGCTTTATAACCAAGATAAAATCTGGGAAAAAATATGTGAGGACTTGGCTTGGCAATTTATTCGTAGCGTTTGAGATTGTCGCTATACGTCACGTGTTTTATATCGGCTGAATCTCGTTCTCGTAAAATTTAAGGAATAAAAAAAGCACATGGTATAATATATATGGAAATTTCCCACATAAACCTCTATAAATATTAGACCGTCGGGCATTTTAAACTGGCATAAAATTTATCTAAATTTTATTTAACTTCAAGGGTAATCCGTGTCCAAATAATATCATATATATTAAAACCACCGATGCTATTAAAATACTTCTACGTTCAGCAACCTCATTTTGTTGCCCTAATCCAAATATCATAAATACGCATAGTATAATTCCAAATATTACTGAGTGTAATACCATCATCCAGTGTTGCTCCATCTTTATAATTAAGGTTTAGAACTGAAGGCTGAACTGTTCTCGTATCTGGAACAGATCGGCTATGCTATTAAACCTATTAAGGGATATGGTGATATGTTTATTGCTGAGCATCCAGTGGTGCAGCTGTCAATCTAGAGCTTGGCGGGCATTAAGCGAGGCTCTTTACAACCGAGCACCAGGGAAGCCCACCAAGTTGGCACCAATACCGAACCCAGCGCCCTGGCGTGCCGTAGCTCCAATACTAGGGCTCACCACATCCAGAATGGCGAAAACAGCCGCAGCCACCACACCCAGGGTGAGAATCTCATCCAAGGGCAGGCTGCGACGAGGAACAAAAATAGCTGCTACTGCCACAAATAAACCCTCAACCAGATACTTAATCATGCGATTCACTATCTCAGAAGTTCCAGATCCGTGCATTCTATATTTCGTCCAGAGATTTTTTGGCGCAACTGCGGATTTCCGTTTAAAGCTAAACTGCATCCCTATTACAGAATGTCGGGTACGGAGCGTGAAGATTTCTTGGAGGAAGATGTTGAGATACCTGGGCAAAAGTTTTGCCTACTCAGTTTCATAAGTCCGGAGAAGGTTCTTGCAGATAAGAACCTCTATCTTTTTCAACAGTTTCTGAAAACCTACGAATTTCAGAGCCGGACAACTAGCTTAGAAAGTTACCTTATGAAAGTAATAACTGGGATTAACGCCAAGTTAAATGCGGAAGCTGATTCACTTCTTGCACATGATTTGAGCGGCGCATCAGAGATATGTAGAAAGTCTACGCTCCGCCTCGATACTTTGATGGATGAGTTTCATACGTTTGTAAAAACAAATCAGCGTGAATTGACTGAATCAAAGCTCAAAGAGATATATGATGATTATATGTATGCGAATAAGTCAAAGCTAGAGGATGAGTTTTATGCTAAGAATGAGTTCCGAACAACTGTGCGCGGTCTCAAAATCCGCGGTGTATATGGATCGCAAGGGGAAGCAGTTACTCGTTCTAAAAAGCTCCAGAGGCAGGATCCCCTGCATAATATCTTTGTGGGAGAGGTAGGAAAATGGCTGCCGTGGGATCCGGAACCTGCCGAAGTATCTGAACAGGAGTATGCGGAGGAGCAGTTGAATACCCTCATGAAGAAGTATAAGGAAAATGAGGAGCAACGTGAACAGTTTCAAAGAGAGCAGCGGACTCGGGTAGGGGCTAAAAAGGCATCAGAACCGGGTGTTAAAACGCTAGATGATTCTGCCGAATCTTTTTCGGACATGTTTGATTCAGCAGGTCACGCGGATCTTGCTATTGCTCGGAAAGCGGCAAAAGATATATCGGGGAACAATGCATAACGCCTTGTAGCACAGCGAATAAGAATAATCAATAAAACGTTTTTAAAAGGCTTTATTGATTTTTGTTATAATAGTCTTATTGTATTATGAAAAATAATTATTTGTAATTGGCGCCATAACCGGGCGACATACATTCTCCTGACAGAACTCACCTTCATTGCAGGTCACTCCCTTGCAATCCCCCCTACGCGAATCAACCCCTGAGCCCATCATGGGAACTGCTTGGAAGCCTTCTGGAAAGGGACGCATAAAGAACCTACGAATCATAGGTAGAAATACGATGACTAAAAAAAGAACACCTAAGAGTCCCAATAAAGAATATCCTTTATGTCCCTTCATTTCTATTATATACTCCCGATTTTAAGGAATAACCGGGAGAGGATTCCTATCATACATCTGGGGGTGGTCCGATGAATAACAAAATCCATTCATACAGCGTGTAGGAAAGGGGCATGGTTCTTTATCTTTACCACACTGTTGAGGATAGCCTGGAACTTCAAATCCTTCCTTTGCCAATAGGGGGTTGATGCGAAGAATACGATCCGCAATCAAAAGTAAAAATGCAAGGGCTGCTATAAGGCAAAGTGAATACAAATCTATATTCATCTACCGTGATGTCCCAAAATAGTCATATGCTTTTAAACACTAGTTCCTTTTCTGAACATTTATAGGTGGCCCCTTCAATCGACGCGCATTCATAGGATCAAAGGCATTATCTTCTTCTTCCTGTTTATCGCGAAAGTAGTTTGCAGAATGTTGCCAAAACTCGGCAGCCCCTATGCGAAAATCAGGATGTAAATCCGCCTTATACCAATAAATACAGTCCTCTAATTTTGCTGACTGACTTGTATTATCTACCACAAGACATTCATAGTTTTGCGTGCATTGGTCCATGATTTGGCAGAAAAACTCAAAACTGGGAAAAGCAGATGCATAGTTATCAAATATACGCTTTCTATTGGTTGCATATGGTTCACGCAAAATGAATACAAAATCTACGTTAGTCCGGAGAGCCGGCTGAATACCCAATGGGTATTGCATTGTAATAATGAAAAACACCTTCAGCCAACGACCGTTCATGAAAAGATAGCGAATGTTCTTGTCATGCGTCCAGCTGTCGTCATACATACAGTCATCGAGAATCATAAAAGAACGTGGGTCTAGGCGAGATTTCCCCCCCCCTTGTTGCTCTCGCTGAATACGTCCCATAATCATCTTTTGCCGTTTTACAAAGTTCGCAAGGATTAATGCAGAATACTCGCCATGAATAAAAAGGGGTGGGATCATTTTTCCATAAAAGGAGTTTGATTCTTCCGTTCCACTTATAACTGTTCCAAGAGGCATTTCCTGGTGATGAAATAAGAGGTCACGCACAAGAGTCGATTTTCCGGTACGACGACGACCGATAAAAATTACCACGGCATCTTGTGGGATTTTGCGCATGTCAAACTTTTTCAATGATACATTTACAGCGGCGGACATATACAACTGTATAGTGTTCCACTTTTTTAAACGTGCGTCATACCGCAATCTAAATGCTCTTGAACCCGGTAAGAATGGACACAAATCTCCGGGGAATGAGTTTGCCACCACCACGTTTCCGGATAGCCCCCTTAGCAAAAGAATTGTGTGAAGTCCGGGGGTTTAGCCAGTTACAGACATTCTTTCCAACACTCACCAAGTTATTCCGCCTGAATAAACATCAAACCGATGGCATCTGGATGGATTCTAAATGGCGTATCACGGGTATTGATATTTCCGGAACATCGGGCCCCTGTTCTTTAAAGCTTGTAAAAAATGATATATCCAATACTACTGATGATGTAAAAGAGCATAACGCATATTTGAAAGTGACACACCTCCTTGACCCTATTCGTTGGATGAAGGGGCGATATACTCTTCCAAACCACAATGG